TAGGAGTTCCACCTGAAAAAGGACCATTATTTAAATTTCCTGGTTGTTGCTTACTTCCACCTCCACCTGGGTGACTGTGAGGAGCCAATTCAGGAACTGTTAAAGAATGCCCTGCAGTTGTACCTCCAATATTCCCAGAAGAAGTTACTGTATTTGCACCACCAGTTGATGCTAGAGCCTTACTTCCAGATTTGCCCATAGTAACGTTGTCTTGTAAATCTGGAACATTGAAAGTTGTAGACCCATCTCCTGCTCCGTAGGTAGTGCCAACAATAGCAAACAAAGCAGAATAAGTAGACCTTGAGACTGCTGCTCCATTACATTCTAAAAATCCTGAAGGTATTGAAGAGTCTGTCCATGGTACAATAGTTGCTGTAGGAATGCCTTCAACTCCAGTTAAACTGGCTCCTGAAAAATCATATTTTGTTGCTTCATAGTTTGACATATTTTTCCTACGTTTTAATTATATATATTAATGTTAAATAAGGTTGAATTACAGATGTTGAGTCACCCGTAAAAGTTGCACTCATATTATGAGAATGTCCGCCACCTCCACCGGTCCCTCCTAAATTTCCTGAATTTGCAAAAAATCCTGAATAAGGCATTTCAGCATTTGAAGGACTTCCTGGCGATTTTGAAGAAGCAGAGTGACTGTGCGATGCTATTTGTGGTGATGTTAAGGTAGCATTAGCAGTTGAACCCGTCACATTACCAGTTGCTTGAACAGTGTTTGCTCCACCTGTTGATCCTACGGCCTTCGTGCCTGATTTACCTATAGGTAAATTATCTTGTAAGTCAGGAACATTAAAGGTTGTAGACCCATCTCCTACACCATAAGTCGTGCCTACTATTGCAAATAAGGCTGCATAAGTTGTTCTTGAAACTGCCGATCCATTACACTCTAAAAAACCCGAAGGAACGGAAGAATCTGTCCATGGAACGATGGTAGCTGTAGGGATACCTTCAACACCTGTAAGGTTTGATGCATCGAAATCGTATTTTGTTGCTTCGTAATTTGACATTCTAATTTTAAATTAGAATTAAGAACTGTATGAAACTGGACGAGCTCCTAATCTAACTATTTTCTCCTCTGATGTTTCACCCTCGATGTTATTGTTATCCCATTCAGTTTGAAGGGTAATTAGATGAGCCGAGTCCCATCTATCAATAAAGTCTTGGAAATTTCCTAAGTTAGCATCCGCAAAACTACAGTGAGGGGTAGTATCTCTGTGTTCTACCTCGTCATTAGGGTTTGATGTTCCATATTGTATAGCCCAAATGTTTGAAAATTTTGACTGATTCCAAAATTCATCGTCATCATTTATCACATAATATACAGTAGCATTGTCACCAGTTTGTTTAACTATAGTTTTATCGTCAAATATAACACTCCAGTCTGCATTAGTTGCCATATTATTTCTCCCTGTAAGTCCAACCAGTTGATGCATCACCAGAATAAACTAATGAAAAACCAGCTCCTTGAGTGTTAACAACCAAATCAGATGCCGCATTTGCTATGTTAGAACTATTTCTACCAACAGTAAGTGCGTTACTATTAAAATCATATCCTTGATCAATAAATGAAACTTCATCACCAGTGCTTGGTGATGCAGGTAATGTAATTGTAAATGCTCCACCATTTGTGTTTGCTAAAATTTGTGCTCCTGGTTGAACTGTTTCAGCTGCTGAAATAACTCTCCAAACTCTGAATTCTCCGTTTTTAATTATATCAGTTCCGTTTGCATGACAAACATAAGAGT